TGCGCACCGAATATGACACGGCAGTCATCAGGGCGCACCGGGCTGCCGACTGGAGACAATTCGAGCGCGAGAAGGACGTGCTGCCGAATCTCGAATGGATACCTTCCACTTCCGTTCATCCCGGTGAGGACCACCGTGTCTTTTGGGGAACCATTCGCCCGATCGATGATCCGTTCTGGAATGAACACCGGCCCGGCGACCGGTGGAACTGTAAATGCGGACTACGCTCAACCGATAAGCCGGTAACGGATACGCCGGGCGGAGGAAAAGAATCTGACCCGGCTCCGGGACTCGAGAATAATCCTGGACGAGACGCGAAGTTCTTTTCCGATAACCATCCCTATCAAAAAGAGGCGTATCCGGGGGCAAAGAAGGCGGTAGACGAATTAATGAGGCGTATCGATGACATGATCCGGGAAATGCCGGACAACCTGACTGATGATGAAAAGATGGCTATCGCAAGGAATAACCTCAAGATAGAAAAGGCACTTCAGATCACTAAAGGGAAACCGATGAGCGTAGACGAGGCAGACAAGCAGAATGCAAACCCGAAATATAAAGAGGCATATATACCGGATCCGAACGGCATGTACTATGACAAGTATGGCAACAGATACAATAAAAATCCGGATTATAAACCCTCGGATAAACAGTACAGTGTCAATTGCCAGACCTGTTCCCCCGCCTATGCCTTACGGTTAAGAGGATTCAACGTTACGGCAAAAGGTAAAACTGACGGATCAAAACTCGACTATCTGAGCCGGGGAAACGCTTTTGAAGTCTGGAGTAATATTGATGGGACACCGGCTAAACATACCAGTATTAATAGTTGGCTTATCGCTAAAGGTTATCAAAAGATGTCTCCAAAACGCTATATGGAGTTTTTTAATGAAGTATGTAAAGAGGTTGGAGTCTATGAACTGTGTATCGGATGGAGGGGTGGATCCGGACATGCAACTATTTTGCAACGGTTTACAAACGGAGAATTAAGGTATATCGAGCCGCAACATGACAATTCTAAAGGGTCAAGCCAAGAATGGAATGATATCAAATCCTTATGCAACAGAGGTGCGGAAAGATCTCATAATTGCAGGGGGATAATGAGGGTAGACAACAAACTATTCAACATAGACTTCCTCGACATCTTTGATATATAGGTCTATAAAATCGAAAACTTTAGGACCGGTTATTTCAATTGCTTGTTCATCCTTAAACAAATAAAGGACGGGGAATCCGATAGTTGTCTCTTCAGGAAAGCAAAATAAATAAGCTTCCTGACCTTCCAAATTACCGAGGTAATCGAAGGACTCACCGTATTGATCAATCAGATCACGGGCAGCATTCTTTACTTCCTGAGGAACATTCATGATAATTTGTATTTGTCACAAAAGTAATAACTTTTTAAACATAAACGATATGGATACGAAAGAATTTCTTTCATTCATAAAAAGCAAACAAAAGGAGATCGACGAACTCCAAAAACGCAGGCTCCCCGTAATGGTCGGACGTATGGCGAAAGATCATTTCCAGGATAACTTCCGGCGGGGCGGGTTCGTAAACCGGGGACTGCATCCCTGGCAGAAGTCACGAAGGCTCCTTACGGGCGGTACCGGAGCGGCGAATAATTGGGGTACGCTGCTTTCCGGGCACAACGATCTTTTTGACTCCATCAAATACGTACCGTCGGATTATCGTGTCAAGGTATCCAACGATCTCATATATGCTCCGATCCACAACTGGGGCGGCACGATACCCGTCACAAATCGCATGAGGGGCCACGCTTGGAAAATGTTCTACCTGACATCAGGCAAGGAAAAAAAAGCCGTTAAAGGGCCGACGAAACGCACGAAGAAAGCTAAAGCCGTTACTCCTGTAAACCCGGAGGCGGATTTCTGGAAACGGTTCGCCCTGACAAAGAAAAGCAAGATCCGGATGCCGCGGCGTCAGTTCCTGGGCGAAAGCGAGGAACTCACGGGGAAGATCCGGGACAAAATAGAAAACGAACTTAACAACATTCTTAATTTATAATCGCTATGGGAGATATTTTTATCGCGATCATGGAAAGGATCGCAGAGGCTATGCCGGGATTGTCAATGATCGACGAGGACTACGGACAACTGGAAGGGCGCGAGGATATGGACACCTACCCGGTCACTTTCCCGGCTGTCCTCATAGGGTATACCGATTCCGATTGGAAAGACCTCGGAATGGGGGCACAGAAAAGCGAGTCGATGATCGTCGTACGCCTGGCTATCGATTGCTATGACGACACGCACTACACCTCCGGAACGTATGAAAAAGTTCGTGAACGCCAGGAAATGGCAACCGAGTTGTACCGTACGCTTCAGGAGTTCCAGTGTACCGGAAACTCCAGTCCGCTTCTGAGGGTTAAAAGCCGGGATTATGCACTGCCGGGAAACATAAAGGTTTATGAAACGGCTTTCTCGTTCTCCGTACATGATGAGTCGGCCATGCAGGGCGAGGTGGCGAATGATTTTCTTCGTAGGATCAGTCATCCTTAAAAAGGGAGAGCTGAGTGGCCGTAAGACGGGGCTTCTTTACTTTCGGAACAGGCTTTACGGTAATATCTTTCAGCATGTCGCATTTCTGACGGATAATCGCCATGATACGTGCTTCCGAAATGTAAAACTCCTTCCGGGACAAAATTCGCAACGTATCGTCAAAACGAAGACGCTGAACTTCCGTCCAGTAATAATACCGCCGCAAAAGATCCTCGTCACGCAGCTCTATAAGTGTCTTGTCTCTTCCTTTTGCCATAGCCTGTTGTTATTTCACGGCAAATTTACTCTTTTGGGGATTCTTATAAAACAAAAGACGCCACCTGAATCACCGGGTAGCGTCTTTTTCTGTTCACATATTGAACAAAATCACATCGTAAGCAGTTCCGTATCGTCTTTGCCGGGGACAAAAGGCTCGATCCGGGTTACGACACGGCTCTGGACTTTTACACGGCCGCTGCCTTCACAGACCTGGCATTTGGAGGCTACCACGTTACCGTTACGGTCGGGAAAGAATACGCGGCCCTTACCTTCGCACTTCTTACACGCCATTACATGCGGCGCTATATCCTTCCTTACTTCCATACCTTACAAACGGCAAAAAGAAGGTTCGACACGACGCCACACGCCATTCGTATCACGACGGTGGAAATAATAATTCACGGCAGTCTTGTAGACCACGTTACTCTCACGGAAAAGATTCATGATCTCCGTATACTCGGCATCAAAACGGTTCTCCAACTCGTACAGTTTGCTGACCGACTTATAATCCAGGTCACCCTGACGGTTACGTTCGATCATCGTCATGGCAAGCTGGTACATCGGATCGTCCGTGCCCAGTTCGCGGCTCATGGCGTAACGTTTCAGGTAATCCACCAGGCGTTCGGCGGCAAGGTCGGCACGCTCGTCGAAACTCTTCACCTTGTTGCTCCTCACCTCCAGCTTCATGTCACCGTCCACGATGGTGAAGCTCGCCTGCTCGTCCTTACGCAGCTGGCCGTATTCACGCATCACCGCACGGAAGGCGGCGGCCTCTTTCTCCACCCAGTCGCGGAACGCCTTCACGTCATCCACAACCGGGAGCAGCCGGTTCTTCACTTCAAGCATGAACTGCGCACGGAGGCCCTCATAGGCATCGCGCCGGTTACGCTTGCTTTCCTTCTCTTCCTGCTGGAGCTGTTTCAAAAGCTCCTTCCTGTCCTGGGCGGACAGGCTTTTTAATTGTTCTTTCAAATCCATAGCTAAAAAATTAAATGGTTGCTATTGTTGTTTATTCTCACGTTTACGGCGGATGGCACGCAGCTTCACCTGCAACGTGTCCAACGCCTCACAGTCAAGTTCACGGAACTCCTTGCCGGCGATACGGCTGTCCCGGCAGAAGGCGTTCACCCGGTCCCAGTCGGCCGTATCGATACCCAGCAGCTGCATCTGGTGCAGTACCGCGGAACGCTTCTGACGGAGAATCTTCCGGAGCTGTTCCTGATAAGTGGGCGGTACCAGCTTCTGCATGGCGGACACGGCGGCACTGTATTCCTTCAGTGTCATGTCACGCAGACTCGTGGTACGTCCCTCCGTGTACTGGGAAACGATGCTTTCCTTCAGTGCGTCACGATCCGATGTCGGAAGGCGGTTCAAAAGGC